GCGCCCTGCACCGCGCCAGTGTTGCGACCAACTATGGTCTGTGCAGTGCCGGTATTAACGGTGGATGTAGGTTCAAGCCAGCGGGCGCCTTCTGGCAGCGCGGGCAACCCACCCTTGTTGAGCTGAACGTAACCAAGATTGCCCTGAGCATCTTCGTATGGGAGGGTTGAGCCAAAATACTCCGGCGCGCCTGCGGAAGGATTCCGGAGGGCGTCAAGCTCAGCCTGAGCTGTTTGCATCTTAAGCTGATACATCGGATCGCTGCGCTCAAGGCCGCTGCTGAGCAAAGATGAAGCAATCGAGGTTTGCGCTGGGCTGGCCCAGGCAGCGTCAGGACTTGTTAGGGCGGCAATGATGGAGTTGGGATCGGCATTGACTGCAAGGTTTGCAAACAGCCCTCCAGCACGCTCCCGGCCAGCGGCCTCGGCTTCATCAACACGGCCACCCAAGATTGTCCCAGATAGCGCCGCAGCAACATCAGCCAGCCCCTCGCTCCAGTTCTGTCCGGGAGTTGCCGACTGTCCGATAAGTGCTTCTGCCACTGCGCGCTTCCTTGCTGCCTGCTCTGGCGACGTGATGGCCTGATTGCCAAGCCACTGGAATGGAGCTGTTGCCATTTATGCTACTGCCTCCAAATACCGAACGCGGTCAAAGCCATCGTTGCCGGTCACCACCGCCGAGGGGCGCAGCGCCTTCACTTCGTCAGCCATAAGGCCAATCTGGTATCCACCGCCATCGACATAGCGATAGCTATAGACCGTCAAGCCGTTATCCAGCTTACCAACGGCGCGGATATCAGTCTTGGTCCGACGATCCGAAAGAAGGGGAATAAGCGATGCCCCAGCCGAGAAAAGCCCGCCCAACTGCTGCTGCCCCGCATTATAGTTCTGCAGCTGGTTCTGGTATCCAGCCTGGGTGATCCCTGCCACATCCGTACCAGCTACGCCGGTCTGAGGCGTCGATGAGAATGACGGCTGCGCAACCTGTCCTTGCCCAGCCAAGGCTAGCAGCTCATTTATGGGTGCCTGCCGCGTTGCCAGCTGGCTCTGCATTGCCGTCGAGAAATTGCCAAGATTTGCGTTATTGAATGCGCTGGACCGGCTCTGGCGGAATTCGTCAGCAGCATTCGTATAAGCAGTCGATCCGGGGCGAAGGCCGCGATTGACCAGAGACTGCTCGTTCTGCTGCGCCATCCGATCCCACTGCGGGTTCAGGTTCTGCGCGGTCAGGTCATTGAGATATTTCTGCTGAGATGACCAATCAAGCGGCTCGTTGAGCAGGCCCGAGAGCCGACCGCTCTGCTCATTCGCCAAGTTGGCAAGATTGAGTTGCGTCTTCTGTCCAGCGTCAAATACCTGCTTGCCCGATGCGGACAGCGACTGCTCAGCTTGGTATCGAGGCGTACCATCTGACCATGTGCCAATCTGGCTATATGTCAGGTTCCCCTGCGGCGTGATCTGATTGACGGCGTTCAGGCCAGCCTGCGCGATAGCAGTTTCGCGATTGCTTGCGGTCTGCTGCTGCGCCGTGACAGTAGGATCGGGCGCTTTAGGGGTGCACATCAGATTGCCTCGAAGTTATAGGTCATCACTTGGGCCACGGGCTTAAAGCCCATCCGCTGCCAGATTTTGCCCACACGCAAGTCAGTGACTGGGGTGATTGTAATGCGCTTCACACCAAGACCGCGCATGTGCTCAAGAATGAATTTTGCCAGACGCTTGCCGATGCCGTTGCGATGATCGGGCAGGATATAGATCGTATCTTCCATGCTGATCAGCTCGCCGGTGTGCATGTCATTGGTCAAGTACATGTTACTATACCCGATCACTGTCTCATTCTCTAGAACAATGAAGGTTAGCAGGTCGCCCCGCGCCATCGATGCAAAGTACTGATCCAGCCTTGGGTTATAATCCCCAATCGGGGTCCCATCGGCGGTCAGGCGTGCCTTCATCTCGGCAAAATGCTGCCTGTAAAGAGGATCCAGAGCGTAGTGCCACTCTTCGCCGTTTACCAAGTGGATGGTGTAATCAGTCAACTGCGATCTCCCCTGTGTCGAACAGGATATGCAGCGCAATCATCTCCACGGATGGAGTGTTAACGTTGTTATTGGTGATCTGAACCTGCATGGCATGTGTTTCCCCTGTCCTGCCGATCGACCGCCAATAGGTGGTGATGCGGTAGAAAGCCGCGCCGGCATCGAACACGGCGATATCAAACTGCCCTGTATCGAACACGCTACTTGCCACAATATCTGCCGGAGCACTTGGTGGGGTGGGGAACGCTTGGTTGTAATTCACCGAGTCGGAAATCTGCGCAACGAATGGCAGAGTGGTCGTAAAGTCAGCCTTGGCTTGCTGGACAGTCTTGATATAGGCCGGAACGCCTAGGTGATCCCATGCAAAGGCCACCTCTGAGACGTAGGGCATGCCATCATCAGACCCGCCGACCTCGGCTAGATATACCGTGCCTTCGTTTGTCCCGAAATACATCTGGCTGTTATGGATAACGAGCGTCCGCGTATCCCACCCAGCATATTGGCATAGAGCGCCAGTGGTCAGGTTCCCAACAATGGTCTTTAGCGGCTGCTCTGAACTGGTGATAGGCGTGTTGACGTAATACGCGTTCTGACGGTCCCACTTTGCGATTTCCCAAGGGATGCCGCCGCGCTCAAGAGCAAGCCGCTTCCAGTCTGGCTCGATATTCTTCGAGATGGCATCCATACCCAACGCGGCAGGATCCTTGAATCGCGCGGCGGAAACCGGGACCAACCCCATTTCGGTCGCCACGACAACATCGCCGCCAGCACGAAACCAGCCATTCTTTCCGAGTGGCTTGGAAATGTCATAGGTGTTGACCAATGACCAATCGGTAGACCCAGGGAATGAACCGGTGAAAACCGCAGCCTCGCCTTCAGTAGACCACACGACAAGGTAAGCCTGCATGGCGTTAGCGCCGCTTTCGCTAGACCAAGTTGCGGTGAACAGGGCTGATCCACCTTTAGCGAATATGCCGTTGAGGCTTAGGACTGCCGCAGCTCCGCCAATGCTGTCCACTGGCAGATACCAGATGTTCATCGAACCAGCTTCTACGAAATAGAGGCGGTTACGATATACATTCACATGCGCAAAGCCGCTTGTCGGCGTGCCAGTGATGGCAGGGACCGATGCCCCATTAATTGGCGTCCACGTAGTCCCGTCATACAGCAACGCATCATCCGTACCGTTGACGGCGTACATAAAGAACCCGCCCGTGGTGGCGAAGTTTGCATGAGAGTAGTAGTTGGAACTTTGCCCTGTCACCACTGGCGCAGGCGGCACGTCTGGATCGGCCACTGTGGTAATGGAGTAAATATCGCCATCTGCCGATGCAAAAAGCTGCCGTGAGGGGCCAACGTATGCCATCAGGCTTTCGACTGGCAGTGTACCTACGGTGGCGTGCTTCTGAGACCCACCGCGAACCCTGATGCCCGTTGTCGTGGGGAACCAGTTGTTCAGAACAATTGCTGTTCCGGGCTGCATAGCGCCAAGGTTCTGCGCGCTTGTCCAGCCTGCGACTGGCGCCGGCATGGACTTGGGCTGAGTGACGTTGCGTTTCTGTTGCGCACCCTTTGCTGCAATCCTTAGAGCCATGCTCATGGGAAGCTCTGCCCTGTAGGCCAGCGATAGCCGGCACGACCGCTACGGATCGTCTGGCGCGCCCCAGGATCTTTGAACTTTGCGCGGGACATAGCCTCTACATATTCCTGAGCTTCGGGCTGGAAATCTCGGCCTTCCGACTTCTTCCAATTCCAAATCAGGGAAAGACGCAGCAATCGATCATCAAGGACAAACGTATCGGTATCGGCTGTGAACTCAGACGGAGTAGCGCCAACCACGATCGCGTTTGAAATATATCCGTAGTTGAGATTTTCGCCCGCTGCCAGAGCCGGCAGAACGTTGAGCTTCCCGCCGAACAAGCCCCAGCGCGGCTCCCAGGTGTCAGCGTCATAGCTATTGAGCGCCAGCCATGAATTGAAGTCCGGAACCTGCTGGGATGGATACCACGTGTAGGACGAACCCCATAGATTGGCGTCGCTCACCATTCGGTCATAATCATCAGGGAGGGGGAACGCACTTAGGACGCCGTCACCGGCGACAGTCGCGGTTTTGATCAACCGCTGCCAGTCGTATTCCTCAAGGATTTGACGGGCGCAGGTATTAACCATCACGCCCATCTTTTGCCATGTGCGTTCTGTCGAAGAATAGAGAACGCTCGGGACTTCCAAACCTACATCAAAGGCAATGGACTTCACGATATCGATAATCGGCGCCATTGCTCAGTCTCCGTCAGGCAGCTACTTCAGTCTCGGCTTCAAGCTGGTTCAGCATCATCAAAAGAGCATCGCGGCTTGGACGGCCAACAGGGTACTTACCGTTGTTAAGCGCCTTGATAGCCTCGCGGAGTTCTTCATCGGTGCGGCTGTCGCTATCGATGATAGCCGCTGCCGGCGGATTTGCCTCAACCTGTGCCAGTCGCGCAGTCAGCTCGGCAATCTGCTTCTGCAGGTCAACGGCGGGGATGTTGAAGCCCTTGGCAAGGAACTCCTGCGCAAGCTCCTTCAGGCGATAGCCATGCCCGCCGAGCCGAGAGATATAACGGTCATCGAACTGCGCCAGACCTTCCACGGAGAAAATCTTGAGCGCGCGAAGATCGGCAATGCGCGAAGGGTT